GAATGCCAGAGTCTGCCCACTGGAGATATACAACACAGGATTGAGTGTGCCTGTGCCATACTGGTCAAAAATATACCCTGATGAGCTAGGGGCAGTGACATTCAGTCGTGTTGTACCCTGCAGATACAATTCATCTGTGGTCAGTCCGGCTGTGCTGAACGTGGTGATGTTGCCAAAAGTCAATGAGCTCAAGCCTGAACCATTGCCGTTGATGTTGGCTCCAGTAATGTTGCCAGTGGCTGAAATTAGGCCAGCTGTACTGATGTTGCCGCCAGTGGCATTTCCACTCACACTTACTGAAGTTAAAGTACCAACACTGGTAATGTTGGGTTGTGCAGCAGTGGTCACTGTACCAGCTGTGGTTGCAGTAGTTGCACTAGTAGCAGTTGTTGCACTGCCAGCTGAAGTTGCAAATGTGGCGTTGGCCACTGTGCCAGTGACGTTGGCACCAGTCAGTGAGCTAAGTCCAGATCCATTGCCGTTGATATTGGCGCCGGTAATGTTACCTGTAGCAGTTATCAATCCAGCAGTGGTAACGTTGCCGGCAATCACATTGGCTGTGGCACTGAGAGTGGTTGCCAAAATTACATTGGCACCAGAGATGTTTCCACCAGACCCTGAGGTAATAATGTTACCGCCAGTAATGTTGCCAGTAGCACTTACTTGTCCAACTGTGTTAACATTACCACCTGCTACGTTGCCGGTTACGTTCAACGCACTCACAACATTGCCACTTAGACTTAATCCTGTGGCATTTAAGTTGCCGCCATTGATGTTGCCTGTGGCGCTAACAACTCCAGCTGTGGTTAAATTTCCACCAGCCACGTTGCCAGTAGCACTGACTGTTACACCTTGTACCAAAGCAACACTAGTAACATTGCCGCCTCGAACGTTTCCTGTTGCTAGTACACCTGCAGTAGTGTTTAAATTCCCAGTTGCAGTAACAAGGCCACCAGTAGCAATGTTGCCACCAGTTATGTTTCCTGAAGCAGATGCTAGACCAGTAATTGCAATTCCAGTGGTGGCCACAACTACAACGTTGGCAGTACCACCAATTGAAATATTTGCATTGCCACCGCTGACACCAATATTGGCTTCACTGGTACCGTTTTGAATCTTTGTAGGTGTTCCTGCTGCAATACCTGATAGTAATGCGCCGTTGCCCAAAATGTATTGGCCAGAAATATTAGCAGTGGTTGTGATGTTTGCTGCTGAAACCAATGCACTTACAACATTTCCACTCAGGCTCAATCCTGTGGCATTCAAATTGCCGCCAGTTATGTTTCCTGTTGCAGAAATTAGACCTGTAACAAATTGACCTGTGCTTGCAAATGTGGCTATTGCACTGCCAGCCACATTGGCTGTGATGTTGCTGCTGGCTGACACAGTGACATTACTTGTGCCATTGACAATTGCTGCGCCAGCTGCTACTGTTATGCCGGTCAACTGGCTACCATTACCAATAAAATAATTACCAGTTACGCTGTGGTAACATTGCCGCCGTCCACGTTGCCAGTGACAGTAACACTAGTCAAGGTACCAACGCTGGTGATATTTGGTTGAGCTGCTGTGGTCACAGTGGCAGCAGTTGTGGCACTGCCAGCAGTAGTAGCCGATCCTGCATTTGTGGCATAAGTGGCATTGGCCACTGTGCCTGTGACATTGGCACCGGTTATGGAGCTAAGGCCTGATCCGTTGCCGTTGATGTTGCCACCAGTGATATTGGCTGTGGTAAGAATTGCAGATGTTGAGTTAATTGCGCTGACAACATTGCCACTCAAACTCAAACTAACTGCGTTCAATGTGTTGGCACTGGTGATGTTGCCCAGAGCACTTATGGTGCCACCAGTGATGCCTGGTCCAACTCTGATATCCTGGGCTATGACATTGCCTGAAGTAGAAACATTTCCACCTGTGTTGATGTTGCCACCAATCACATTGCCGGTTGCCGAAACTGTGTTGGTGGACAACAGCACACCTGAAACTGCAATATTGCCGCCGGTGACGTTGCCAGTGCCTGTTACTATACCAGTGCCAAAATATACACTACCATTAAACACTGCACCATTTACATTGCCGCCTGTACTGATTTGAGTACCAACGCCGCCGCCCAATATGTTGCCACCAGTGATGTTACCAGTTGCAGAAACATTTCCAGCCGTGGTAATATTGCCGCCAGTGACGTTGACAGTTGCAATAATATTACTGCCGCTTAATATATTACCTGTGGCACTTATGATGTTACCAGCAACAATGTTGCCAGTACCTGGACCATTAGTAACAGTTAGATTACCAACTTGTGCCTCACCAGTACCAAGTAATTTGAATATGCCAAACAGAATGTTGCCACCAGTGATGTTGCCAGTCGCACTCACTTGTCCAGCAGCGTTTAAGTTGCCGCCGTTGATGTTGCCTACTGCTGTGATCAGGCCTGATGCGCCCAAATTGGCGCCGTTGACATTGGCCAGAGTGTTTATATTGCCAGTTGCAACTACCCAGCCAGCGGTGTTTAGGTTGCCAGCATCAACGTTGCCGCCAGCACTTACCAGTCCTGCGGTTGTTAAATTACCCGCTTGTACGTTTCCGCCCACTGCAAGCAAGTTTGGTCCAGCTGTGTCAAATGTCAATCCTGCTGTGGCACCTGCGTTGCCTTGGTTGTTGAACAATACCTGTGTGTTGGAACCAGGCACAACCAAGTTGCCTGTGATGTTGCCAGCAAAGTTACCAACAAAGTAACCAGCTGTGATAATGTTGCCTGCTGCACTGACCACGCCTGCGGTTGTTAAATTGCCGCCTGCTACGTTTCCAGTAGCAGTGACACTGGCTGGATTGAAAGAACCAGTTAGACTCAAGTTACCACCAGAAATATTAGCAGTAGTCACAATGTTGCCAGTGGCTGTGACTGCGCCACCTGTGACCAAGTTGCCACCGGTAATATTGCCAGCGGCAGTGATCAATCCTGCTGTGACCAAATTGCCGCCGCTTGCATTACCAGTAACAGTTAATGCACTCAGTGTGCCAACACTGGTAATATTAGGTTGTGCGGCAGTGGTCACTGTGCCGGCTGTGGTGGCGCTGGTTGCAGTTGTTGCATTGCCGGCTGTGGTTGCAAATGTGGCGTTGGCCACTGTACCTGTGACATTAGCGCCGGTGATACTTGACAACAAACTGCCATTACCTACAAAATATCCAGCAGTGACATTGCCTGTTGTTGATACAGGGTTGTTGGCAAATGCTGCTAGATTGGCTGCCACATTGGCATTGCCATAACTGCTGACAATGCCTGTAAGTGCAGCACCATTGCCCACAAAGTTGGCCGATGTTGTAATATTGCCTGTGACACTGAGACTTGACAGAATACCAACTGATGTAATGTTTGCCTGTGCGGCTGTGGTCACCGTGCCTGCAGTTGTTGCACTTGTGGCAGTTCCTGCTGAGGTTGCAAAAGTGGCGTTGGCCACAGTTCCTGTGACATTGCCACCAGTTATACTGCTTAGTCCAGATCCGTTGCCGTTGATATTGCCGCCTGTGATATTACCTGTGGTCGATATAGGGTTGTTGGCAAATGCTGCCAAGTTGGCTGCCACATTGGCATTGCCGTATGTGGCTGCTAATCCAGTCAATAACGATCCGTTACCAACAAAATATCCAGCAGTGACATTGCCTGTGGTCGATATGGGGTTGTTGGCAAATGCTGCCAGATTGGCTGCCACATTGGCATTGCCGTATGTGGCAGGCAATCCTGTTAGTGCGCTACCATTGCCTACAAAATAATTTGCTGTCACGTTACCAACAACACTCATTCCGGTTGATGCAAATGTATAAACGTTGGTTACACCGCCAATGTTGCCAACCACATTGCCGTTGACTACGGGGATATTGAATTCTGTTGTGCCGTTCTGCAGTTTACTTGCTGCGCCAACATTGCCGCTGGCTATAACACCTGTTAGTCCTGCGCCGTTGCCACTGAAGATACCGTTGACCACAGTGATATTGCCTGTGGCTGTTAACGAGCCAATATTACCTGAGTAAGTGGGCAAGTATGCTGCCACATTTGAGTTGCCGTATGTTGCAGGTAATCCGGTTAACTGACTACCATTACCAATGAAATAATTTGCACCAACATTGCCAGTGGTGGTAACTGGCCCAGTCAAGCTGACTAGATTTCCTGAGTATGTGGGCAGGTATGCTGCCACATTTGAGTTGCCGTATGTGGCTGCTAATCCTGTGAGTTGACTACCATTACCAATGATATACGCACCAGTGATGTTGCCAGTGGTTGTAACAGGCCCAGTCAGACTGGCCAGGTTGCCTGAGTATGTGGGCAAGTAAGCAGTTACATTTGAATTGGCATAAGGTGCTATAACCCCATTGCCTTGAAGAATTGTGGTGCCGCCACCAGGCGTGTTAAAACTAAACGCAGTTGCGTTGGCAGAGATGCCAGCATTGTTGAGATAAATTGTACTGTTTGAAAAGTACGCATCTTTCCAGGCAGCAGTTGCACTGCCCAAATTATAAGTTACATTTGCAGCTGGAAGAATGTTGCCACTGAATGTAGAATTCAGCCGACCAAACACTACTGTGTTGCTGGTGTTTTGAATGTTTATAGTAACATTGCTGCTGGATGCCACAGAAACATTGGACGTGCCATTGGCAATACTAGTGGCTGCCGCAGCAGTAACTCCTGTGAGTTGACTACCGTTACCTACAAAAAAGCCAGCATTGACTGTGTTGAATTTGAAAGTGGCACTGCCAAGATTGTATACAGAATTGATGCTGGGTACAATACTGCTGTTGGCTTGAATGTTTCCAACGCCGTTGGCTTTGAGTACCAGGTTGTTGTTGATACCATTGACTCCAATGGTATTGCCTGTGATCACAACATTGCTGCCTACAGGGCCAGCATTGTATATTTCTGTAAAATTTTCGTTTACAGCGGTAAAAGCATCGCGTAACGGCTCACCGGTGCCGTCATTTGCTTCAGCGCCGGTGTCAATTATCTGTTGTGTCATAGGTAATCCTGGTCATCTAATGTATTTACCAGGATCCGCCCAATTAGGTTTAGCCGTTAATCGCGGCCTACAACAATTTCAATAGTGCCGGTTTCACCGTCAAAGTTTTCAAGACTTTTGCCAATAATTGTGCCTGCTTGCGCACTCTTTGCAGCTCGTGCTCGACCGTTAGGAGCAGAAACCAACAAGTCACCTTTTTCCACAGGGCCTTCAACTGCGCATGGTACACGCCCTTGCAGCGCCAATTCCACAGCATATTGTCCTTCAAGTCCTGCATTCATCAAGTAGCTTGGTTTGGTAGAAACTACACCAGCAACTCTGTGATCAGCATACTCAGTAGATTTTGTGACTTCCAATGCACCGCCAAATATCAACACTGTACCCGGTTCATATGCAGCATCTGCACGGAATTTTTCAGCCAAGTCAGCGTATTGTGCGCTGGTTGCTTGAGCAAATATTGTGTTGTAGTAAACAGATGCACTGCCAATGTTACCAACGCCGTTGGCATTGCTGTTTACAATATTGCCTGCTGTTATTGCACCAGTGCTTACACTCAAATTGCCACCAGTGATGTTGCCAGTAACTTCCAATGAAGTCAGTGTGCCCACTGATGTGATATTGCCCTGGGCTGCTGTGGTCACTGTACCAGCCGTGGTTGCAGTTGTTGCCGATGTTGCAGTGGTAGCACTACTTACTGTACCAGTAACGTTGGCACCAGTAATTGCACTTAGACCTGAACCATTGCCATTTATGTTTGCACCAGTGATGTTGCCCGATACACTGATCAATCCTGTGGTAAATTGTCCAGTAGTAGCAAACACTGTAACGTTTGATGTACCACCTACACCAACAGCAACGTTACCACCAGAACTGACTACTCGTACATTGCTTGTGCCGTTTTGAATACTGGTAGCGTCAATACCGCTCAGTTGACTGCCGTTACCAAAGAAGTAGCTGGCTGTGATGTTACCACTTGCACTCATTCGACCAATGTTCACGTTACCAGTACCGTTGGGAGTCAACACAATGTTGGCGTCGGCTGCTGAGGTTTGTATGTCTAACTGAGCTGAATCAATAATTGCACCTGATATTAGCAAATTGCCAGCAGTAACATTGCCTGTTGCGGTGACATTGCCCGCAGTGCTGATACTTCCGCCAATCACCGCACCTGTGGCACTAACTAATCCGCCTGTGTTGATATTACCACCAGTTACGTTGCCTGAGCCAGAAACAGTTGTACCAGAGATAGCGGCACCGGTAATGGCACCGGTTGCACTTACCACACCGCCAGTGGTAATGTTGCCACCGTTAATATTACCAGTTGCACTAACCAAGCTGCCGGTGTTTAAATTACCACCTGTGATGTTGCCCGAAACACTCAGCACCGATAATGTGCCAACACTAGTAATATTAGGTTGTGCGTTGATTGTCACAGTGTTTGCAGTGATAGCACTGCCGTTGATATTGATCGTGTATTGACCAGTCAAGCGGTCGCTGGGCACTGTGCCCGTGGTCAAACTGGTGGCATTAGCATTACCAATCACAGTGGTAAATGTACCAGTCGCGCCTGATACATTGCCACCATTTATGTTGCCAGTGGCACTGATCAATCCAGCGGTGTTGACATTGCCGCCTGTGACATTGCCAGCAGCGCTCATGAATCCAGTTAGGCTAAATCCTGAACCTGTCAGAACTGCCACGTTGGCACTGCCGCCTACGTCGCCGGTGATATCCCCACCAGAAGTACGAATTGCCCAATTTGATGTGCCATTGGCCAACTGAGTTGCAGCAACGTTGGATGCCACTGTGACATTGCTCAAGAAGCCGCCGTCGCCAATGAAAAATTTGCCTGCGGTTGCTATCACATTGCCAGTGGCACTGACCACTCCTGTGTTGACGTTTAATCCAATTATGTTGCCAGATGCACTCAATATGCCTGCGTTGACGTTGGCGCCTGTGATGTTGCCAGTTACTGTTTGAGTGCCGGTCACAATGCTGGTACCAACATTAGAAATACCTGTTGTATTGATATTGCCACCAGTGATATTGGCGCTGGCGTCTAGAGTGGTTGCAGAAATATTTGTAGTGGTTAAATTACCTGACGCACTCATTGTGCCATTGATGATCAAGTTGCCGCCGGTAACGTTGCCAGTTACACTGACACCGCCAGCGCCTCCAACTATTCCTCCAGCAGCACTGATATTACCACCAGAAATATTTCCAGTGGCAGTGACCAGTCCACCTGTGTTAATATTGCCGCCAGTCACATTGCCTGTTGCTGTTACTAGTCCAGCAGTTGAAACATTACCTCCAGTGACATTACCTACAATGGTCAGAGTAGAAGATCCATACATGGTTCCCGAAACTGCTAAAGTATGAAGTGGTGCAGAATTTGCAATACCTACGTTGCCAGTGGCTCCTAGAACCACAATGCGGTCAGTCAAACTTGCTCCACTGGCAGTTTGAATAAGCACGTTTGCATTACCCGATGCATCAGCATACACAGCCTTGACTGCTGCGGTAACACGAGCACCTGCTCCAGTTGCGTCAGAAGCAAACCATTCAAACGATCCAATGTTTGCACCCAGTGTACTGACTGCGGTGTTTGAGTCTGTAAATCGAATGGTTGGTGATGTAGTAGCAGTTGACGATCTTGTGAGAACAATGTTACCAGTAGTAATGTTTAAGTTACCACCGTTGACGTTGCCAGTGGCACTGACTAAACCTGCTGTGTTGATATTAGCGCCTGTGACATTGCCACTGGCACTAGCAGTTCCGGTCACTGCAATACCAGCACTGTTGGCCACAAATACATTGGCAGTGCCACTTACGCTGATATTTGCATTGCCGCTGGCCACAGGAATTTCAATGCTGGTGGTGCCGTTAAAAATCTTGTCGCCTGCAATGTTACCAGTCAGTGCAACGTTGCCAGAAACAGTTAAATTGCCATCAATGATAACTGTGGCAGTGTTGGCGGTTAGGCCTTGAAATGTGATAGAATCTGTATTGCCAACTGTTTGGACAATAAGATTCCCACTGACACGCTTATAGATAGACATTTAGAGTTCCTTTGTGTTATTTATTCTGTTTAAGAAGTCTTCCATAGGCATGTGATACAAGTTGGGTATGTTGTCCAGAGCTGTTATCGCAGCAGTGGTGCTGCCCATTACTCTGTAGAAGTTGAGTTTGGGGAAACTTTTACAGATTTTTACCAGTTGATTTGCCCAGTTACCAACAAAAGTTGGCACCGATGAACTGGCTTTGTAAAACTCTGAGTCGGCGTAGATGTTGTTGAATTTGCCAGATTGTGTTGGGCCCATGTCAAATCCTATTAGGTAGATTGCAGCATTTCGATCTAGCGCTGCTATTGCAACAGCAGCTGGACCAGAACTAAATCCATAATATTCTTGAGGAATTTGCAGTGCGCCCAAGGCAGGAAATGGTTTTCTTGTATACATCATGTGGTTTTGTGAATAACCTGATTCTTGTATACTTTTGCTGATAGGAGTGTCTGTGCTGATCAGTACATTTGGAACAAACTCTCGATAGATAGCGTTGCAACCGTAAACTTGCCCCAACTGTTTTAACAGTTCTAAATCTAGTCCTTGGCGGCTGATTCCGTTGCCTAATACAAATGCTCTGCTCATAAAAAAATCCTCTCAGTATGTAGCTGAGAGGATTCGGGGCCTAAATCAATTAGGAAGTAACGTTGTCAACAATAGCCAATTCTACTGTGGTTTGAGCTGTGCCAGATTTGATCACGGTACCTTCGTCTGTGAAGAAATTGGTTGCGTAGCGCACATCGTTGACCACACTTGTGGCAGCATAAGTTGAGCCACCAGCCCAGTTCAACAACCACTTGTTGGTCAACTTGCTGATTGTGGTAGCAGTTGAATCGCCCAGGGTATAGGTAATGGCCATGAGTCCTGCTGCAGGAGTAGTATCATCATCCAGCACACACACGCCTACAGAATTGGCAGTACCTGATCCTGCTCCACCCACTGTGGTAGCAGTGAATATGGTGCCTACACCAAAGTTACTAGGAGCACCAGCTGCTGTCCAATCAGTGGTGCCCACAGACACGATTATATATGCTTGACCAACAACAAAACTTCCGTCGTTAACGGTAGTCACAGAGCCCACTAGGTACTTGTGAGCACCTTTTTGACGGATAATATAGCCTTGAGCAACACCAATACCAGAACCGCTGGGAGCAGCAATGTTAACAGTAACATCCACACGTGGATTGGTTGCTGATGGTGTATCAGTTGGGCCTGCGCCACCTACCACACCTAGATACTGTGTGTCATCAAGAGTTTGTGTTGGTGAGTTGAATACCGGTGCTGTCAGTGATCCAAAGTTAGGAAAGCCAAGATCCACGCTAACGGCTGCGCCGCCGTTGCCAGAACCAGTGCTTGATTTTTGTATTTTTAGAGGACGACCCATTTTGTTTTCTCCTTAAAGAAGTCCGATGCGAGTTCTAGTCGCTACGCTGTGGGTATTAATCTCAGCATAAAACACCCTATTGTGTTGACAAGTATTTAGCAAAAATGTAAAATGGACTACCTACAGAGTGTAAATATCACGTGAATACTACTGAACTTATTGAACAAGGCAACCAGCTTCGCGCTGAAAATCAACCCGAACGAGCATTACAATGTTATGCGTTGGCGTTTGTGCAAGATCCAGAATCTAGTGCTGCATTCAACAACTATGGCAATGTCATGCGAGAAATTGGTCATCCCCGACGAGCTGTGCCATTTTTACAAGCCGCAGCAGTTTTAGCACCAGACAATATCACTGCCAAATTTAACTTGGCTGTGTGCTATTTGTTGATGGGTGATTATGCACAAGGATGGCCGGCCTACGAAAGTCGTTGGAACTACGAGCACCTAGCTGGCACAGAACCCAAGTTTTCGCAGCCGCGTTGGCGTGGTGAAGATCTCAAGAACAAAACAATCCTGGTGGTAGGAGAACAAGGACACGGAGACAACATCCAGTTTGTTCGATTTGTTTATAACCTACATGCCATGGGTGCCCGAGTCAAACTGCAAGTGACTGATGGTTTGGTCCCCATGCTGAGTCGCAGTGAAATCTTGTCATGGGTGGGCACCTACAACGATGACCCAGGCGAGTTTGACTTGTGGGTGCCAATCATGAGTATCCCAGGAATACTGGGAGTCACTGTAGAAAACTTGCCGCGAGTTCAAAGTTATCTCAATGCTGATGTTGCTGCTATGAAAACATGGCAACAACGTCTTGGTCCAAAAAAACGCATGCGAGTGGGTTTTTGTTGGAGCGGACGCAGAGACTCATGGTTGAATCAACACAAAAGTGTGCCATTTGAAACCATGCTGGAAATGATCAAAAATAATTCACAATACGAATGGATCAATCTGCAGATTGACGCAGAACCTGATCAGGAACAAGCATTGCTTGCTGCTGGTGTCACTTGTTATCCAGGTGGTGTACAAAGTTTTGCAGACACTGCTGCGCTGATGATGCATCTTGATGTTGTAATTGGCGTGGACACCGCGGTGATTCATTTGGCTGGCGCTCTGGGGAGGCCAGCATGGCTCATGCTCAATGCCTACAGCACTGACTGGCGTTGGTTACTGGATAGAGATTCTAGCCCCTGGTACTCCAGTGCTAGATTGTTTAGACAACCTGCTCGCGGTGACTGGAACAGTGTTACTAAAAAAATTGCTCAGTATCTAAGCTGGTACAAGATCTGACATCTGTTGCAGCAACAGTGTTCTAAATTGATCACTGTGGAAATACTGTTTGTTTGCTTGAATTCTGGACAGTAGTCGACCATAATCTTCAAGCATGGTTCCAGATCGCAACCATGTTTCAACAAAGTCCATGATCTTTTTAATTCGTGTATTGTGATCTGGTTCTGAGTCCCAGGTTGTCCAAGGCACCACATCTGAAAACATGTCTAGGCCTATGTCAGTTAAAAATTGATTAATGCCTACGCTACCTACCAGTACTGGAATTTGTCTTGCCACAAACGGCTTGCAAGTTTTTTCACTGATGTAAGCTAGATCTGTTGCAGTTTCTGTTACTAAATTCACAGCGCAATCACCATACACAGAGTGTCCCACACCAATGTCGTTGCGGTTGGGATCATGTTGTTCACCGTCGATCATCAATGGATAAGGATACGAATACTGATCTTTTTCGTAATACACTGGCTCAGTGAAACTGAACACACACTGATCAATAATTCCTCGCTGATTGAATTCTGCCCATACTTGAGTTCTGTGTGGTCTTGGACGATTGTTGAGACACATAAACTGTACATCCAAAGAAACAACGGAAAGAAAGTTGTTCCTGCTTGTGGCTTGTAAAAAAATTCAAAGTTGTTGGTCAGCATTGGCGTGAATTTCAATGATAGTTTGTTGTCAGGAAAAGGATTGTGTGTGATATCTAAAATACGATTGTGATTGGAGTGTTGTTCTAATAACTGTCGGGTATGTTCAACATTTTCAAAGTCGTTGTCCGTGACACATAGAGTGTCAGCTTGAAACCATTGTGTCAAGTATTGTCTATTGGTATAAAAACGAGTGGGATCTAGGAATTCTATCATGCAAATACTTAGTCAACAAAAAACCCGCCGAAGCGGGTTTTTGATTGCTTTTTGAAAAGCCTTGCAGTGATTAGCTGAAAGACAAGTTCGACACAGCGATTTCGCCGACATAGTCACCAGCGTTACCGAAAGAACTTGCTGTGTTAGTAAGTTCAATGTAACCGTAACGTGTCATAAATGACACGACTGGTTCGAATGTTGACGGATCCAGTACAACACCACTGCTCATCAACGGAATGTATGGGCAGTAGAATGCAGGAGCGTCAGCTTCTGAAGAACCCTTGTAGCCAACCAACACTGGTGTAGTGTCGCTAGCATAAGAGTCAACGAACACACGCATAGCGCCGTTCAGTGTACCAACAAACTTGGTGTTTGTAGGTGCTTCGAATGTGCCTTCTGTTGTGCGAGCAAAAGCAGAAGTAGTTGCAGATTGCAACACGGTTAGTGCAGCAGAGCTAACAACAGCGTAGTTACCAGCGCCACGACGTGTACGTTGGGCGATCAGGTTAGCAACACGGTTGATCAACACAGCTAAAGCAGCGTGTTCGTCACCAACGAATGTAGCAGTACCAGAAACGGTAGCTTGGTTGTATGTGAACTCAGTGGCAGCCAATGAACGCAGGCTGAGAAGGATTTTTGTGCAAGAGCAGCCATGATTTCTGCTTCAACGTCAATACCATGCATGGCTTGTGCGTCTTGTGCAGATTCAAATGTCCAACGAGCTTGCAACTTACGTGTGCGAGCTTCAACGGCTTGTTTCAAGATCTGTACGGAGATCTGCTTACCGCCAGTACCTTCCATGGTAGCTGTTGCGCCACCAGTGTAGTTAGTAGCTGTGCTAGTTGCACCAGGTACTGTAGAGTACGCTGTGGCAATTTTGAACGGGCTCAATGCTTCTTCACCAGCTGTTACAGAAGTAGCGGCTGCGGAAGTGTCTGTCAGGCTCTGGGCATAGCGCACACGTAGAGTGTGGATTTGACCAACTGGACCAGTCATTGGCTGAACGCCAACCAGTTCATTAGCAATAACAGTTGGCATCACACGTCGAATCACGGGAAGAATCACGCGGTTCAATGTAGCAATGTTACCTGCTGCTGTGGAACCTGCGGAAGCGTTTTCCTTCAGGTACTTACGAGTGTTTTCAAGGATAACACCCATGCTGTTGCGCTTGGTTCCATTTAAACCTTCAAGCAGTGCTTCTTTGGTTTCGCCCCAGCGGCTTTCTAGTAGTTCTTGTGACATTTAAGTCTCCTCTATAAAATGATTATAAACCTGCCAGGCGCTTCAAGTCGATCACATTGCTGCGTTCTTCTTGGTGAGTTTCTGGTACAGTTTTATCACCAGTTACTGCGGTGACTTGTTCAGAAATTACTTTGCGAGCTTTAACTGATCTGTCTTCCAACACTGCTGGTAGATATTTCTCAAAAGCGTTTTTCAGACGACCTGTCTGTACGCTTTCCAACAAATTACGCATGACATCTGCCTTCTCTTTGTTAAGAGGACTCAGCAATTCATCCATTGCACTTTGACGTGAGTTGGATTCCTTGATCATACGCACTTCGCGTTCCTTGCGCTCAATGAGGACTTTCGCCTTTTCAGTGAGCTCAATGGCTTCTGCCAATTGACGATCTTTGTTTGATAACAAGTTATACAGCTTCTTGACTTCGGCCTTCTCATTGAGGTGAGTAGCACCGAATTCAGCAGCGTATGCTTCAAAGATACGACGACCAAAATTGTTCTCGCGAGCAACTTTTACGTCTTCGTGCAATTGTGTAAGTTCTGCCTTCAAATGACGGCTAACAGCTCGAGTCATCTTTTCAGCAGATTCTTTTACGAATCGTGCTTTGAGTTGTTCGAGTTTGCTACGTGCTTCACGCACCAAACGCACTTTGGTTTCCACCACATCACGTTTGTCTTGTGCGAATTCTTGAATTTCACGAGCAAGAGCATGCACCATAAAGTTCTCGAGTTTTTCGAGTCCTTCAGCGTGCATCTTACGGTCTTTACGCAGTTCGCCAATTTCTTCAGCAAGTTTTGTCACCAAGAAGCCGTTAAACTTCTGTGCAGACTCTTTCATCTTGCCTTGGAACTTGACGCGATCTTCAGCTAGAGCACGCTTTTCAGCAGCTACAGCTTGAATTTCAGTGGCAAGACCATCTGTTACCATCTTATCTAGGGCTTCGACCATGACTGACTTGTCATGCTCATAGCGTTGTGCAAATTCTTCTCTCAATTCTGCACGAACTGATTCACGAGCTTCGTTTAACTTTTGATCCCAAGCTTCGTTGAGTTCTCGGCTAACGTCTTCGTTAATCAGGCCGCTATCTAGCAATGGTTTAATAGCATCAAACATGCCTGGTTCTCCTTAGATTTTAAGATCCCTGATTAGGCGTTTTACTTCCTCTTTCAGGTATCTTTGCACTTTGTCGCCTTGACCAGACTCGCGAGCCATCTCCAACACTCTATGACCGTGCTTCATATTGAGCAAGCCTTCATAGATAGCTGTGGGATAGGCGTTTGGTGCGCTGGGTTGGGCAACCACATCTATAGTGACTATTTCAAAGTCACTTACATGTCCTGTTCTGTCGTCTACATTGCCGCTGCCGCGGCTGGATACGCCAAGTTTTACACCTGACGTCAACAGAGTCTTTATCAAGTTACCCATGGGAGTGGGCAAAATTTTCAGCTTTCCGCAACCAGCATGTCCGTCCATCCACATGTTTTCAACAGTGTGGCACACTCGATCTAGATTGATCTTGAGATCATCTGGATGATCAACTTCACCCAAGACGGAATTACCTTCTCGGATTTGTTGATTTATAGTGTCAACTGCACGAGAAATTTCTCGCAGAGGATAGATACGCTCATTTGCATTACGCTTGTCGCCTTCAATACAGATACCTTTGAGATAGAGATTCTTACCGCCGCTGGCTGCATCGTCTTCAGTAATGACTTCGATGCGAGCCTGGCTAAATGTAAGATCTTCTCTTAGATACTTTGACGACATTTTAATTAACCTCTACCGCTTGGTATTGGGCTCTTGTTGTTTACGCCACTGGCTTGTGACATTGTTGGCTTTGGAGCAGCAGTTTTAAATGCGCCTTTGCCAGCATCTTGTGTTGGTGTTACACCAAGGTCTTTGGTAGTGTTGCGATACGCTGAGGTGTCATGATGGCCGCCTTCGTTGGCACCAGTGTGAACTGGTTTGGCCATTGCACCACGTGCGCCTGAGTTGGCAGCTACAGTAGACTTTTTGTTTGTGTTGCCTTCTTCAGAAGTAACTGGCTTTGGGGCTGCTTTTAATTGCAGAGCTTCCATCATGCCCATTTGGTCGTCCATTTCTTCTGTGTCGTCCATTTCAATGGCGTCGCCGCCTTCTTCAGGCCCCATGTCATCGCCGTTGCCCATCATGTCTTCAAATTGAGCCATGAGTTCGTCCAGCTTGTCTTCCAGGTTCATGATGTCGTCTTTGGTGGCTGTTTCGTCGCCGCCCATGTCATCGCCCATGTCATCGCCCATGTCATTACTGCCCATGTCGTCGCCCATGTCATCTTCTTCGCCTTCCATGTTGATGTCGGATTCTTCTTCCATTTCAACATCATCAATCAGGCTGTCAGCAGCGTCACCGCCCATGGCACCTTCTTCAATGTCATCGGTACCTTCGTCGAGCTCTTCTGCCTGCTCTTCGTCCATCATGCTTTCGTAGATCTCACGGCTTTTGGCCACTACGATGTCATGGAAAAGCTCTTGAGCTTTTTTGTCTTCATCATTGATCACGTATTCGATCAATTGT